CAGATATATTCTGGGGGAAGGTTTACAGTAACTTCGGAAGCACGATTTACACGCACGGAATATCAGCGACCTACAAGTCGTGGATAGATGACGATGCGTATCTCGTGGACGATAACTTTGCCGTGCAAAATCTCCGATATGACGAGTTTTTAATCAAATGCGTTATGACGAGAGCGACGAGGGACGACCGCTTTGTAACATCGGGGCTTCTGAACATCGGGGATACGATTGCAGTTTTAGAGGGCGGAATGGTCTGCAAGGTTAGGGATGTGATTGTTATCGATGACCCAGGGGGTCTTACGCTACCGGAACATTGGGATGTGATTGGCGTAGACCACATTAAATCTCGGGATACCGTTGTCGCGTGGAGGTTGGCGTTAAAGAAAAAGCCGAAGACATTCGAGAGTTACGACCAACCACCGATACCCATACCGTGAGGGAAACTATGCGATTTGGCGTTAAGTTGTATGGCAAGGCTGAAACAATCGAGCGATTAAGGAAGATGGCAGACAGCACACCGTCGGGTCGCGTAATTGTATTCAACGAAGTGCCGTATGCAAAATATGTAGAATTCGGGACAATGCCGCATCCAATCGACCCGAGAACCAAATCGATATTGCGATGGGAAAGCAGTATTACATGGGGCGGGACAATCACCAAGGGCGCCCGGAAAGGGGAAGCCGTGACACGACAGGCTAAAAACATTCATTGGGCGCATCACGTCGAGCATCCCGGAACCGAGCCGAACCCGTTCATGCGAACGGCGCTGTGGTATTCAGAGGATTTTATCAGAGAGACAATTCAGCAAATCCGCATGGGCGAAATCGACAGTGCAACCGGGTTGAACCTGATTGGCGACCATGTTTCAAATTTAGCAAAAGAACTCTGCCCGTATAAGACAGGAAACCTTCGCAGATTTATCATGTGGGAGGTAGACGCTTGACGGGATTTCAACGAGCAAGAACGGAAACCATGTACAACTTACTTTTCCTGCTCCGGGGCTTTTTAGACGACCCTGCATTACAACAAGTCAACCAAAAACCCCGGTCTAATTGGATATATCCCGACTTCCCGAGACGGGATGCGAGAATGCCGAGGATATCGATAAAAAGACTTCCGGGCGCGAAGGTCACGGAATACGCAACGGGTAACAAGACATGGCTCTTTCAATTCCTTTACCAAATCGATATCTGGGTCAACATCAGAGATATTTTTAAATTCCCGAGTGATGAAGACGGAGGGACTTATCAATATCAGGGCGAAAAATTCAGGGAATACCTTGCAGACGAAGTGACCGGGGTCATCCTTGAACACCGGACAGAACTCCCGAGGATACCGCGAATATTAATTAAATCGCCGTCTCAACCGTTGAACACAGAACTCGATTTGGATATTTTACGCGAGTGCATGACAATCGAAGTTACCAAATACCATTCGAGCGTTCACACTTTTATGATATTAAAAGTCTGGAACGAGAAACACACATTTACATCGCCGACTTTAATCTACCCGCTCGACCAAGCCGATGTAAATATCGTTTGCGAAAGTCTCGACGAGATAACCGGAATTAAGGGCGGCGTTCCTTACACATTCATTCTGGGGACGGACTACGAGTTATACAGTGACTTTCAAATGCGCTGGAACGCAGACCCGGCGCATCACCCGGACAATGGGACAGTGTTTAAAGTCACCTATAAAATAGACAGGGGAAATTGAGAGAGTGATAAAAAATGACGACAGACCTACCGATAGCCGGATATGAAACATTCGGCGAGTATGTGATTGAAACCGGAGCGTGGGGCGACAAACCGACCAATCCCGTTTTTAAATGGTTCGGTGGAATAGACGATATTATCATTCGCCCGAAGGTCACGACGATGGAAGAGATACACCTTAAACAATGGGCATCGACGCACACGCGGCGAATAGATGCTCTTGTTACCGGGCTGAAGGAATTCGCCGTTGCCATAAACTACCGACCGCAGAAGAGGACGGACAGTTACGATTGGCTCAACCCGATGGCGTTAGTCATGGGGAACGCCGCCGGTGATGTCGATACCGTGCCGTCGTTTGTTTTGAACAGACAGACGAAAAACAATTACTTCGTGGTCGATGGATTGAGAGGGAACACCTTCAGGATGTCATGCAGCAAAGGCGAATTCGTCAATGCATCAATCGAAGCCCCAGGACACAAGATGTCAATCGCGCAATATCCGCTCGGAAGCGGTTCGCATGCGGTCGACCCGGGAACCGACCCGCTCACATGGAAGGACAGCGTAGTTGCTGTGGACGATAGCATAATCGACAATGTGCGCGAGTGGTCGATTGACTTCACGAACAACGTCAAGAGCGAAGCGAGGATACGCGAACTCGACCCCGATTACATGGCGTTCGCCAAGCCAATGATATTCAAGCCGACCGCAACATTAATGGTCGACTTTCTAGGGTTCGGGTTCTACGACGCGCTGATATCGGGGAGCGAGTTCCACTTCGATGTCATTCTCGACGGCAAGACCATCCGCATGATAGGAGCGAAGTTCGACGGACAGGTCGAATACAACACGAAGCCCGAGGACTTGATAGGCGAGAGACTTCCGATAAAAGCCAAGTATGTGACGATAATCTGAAGGTGTCGAAATGGACGCAAAAACAATCAAGGATGGCGATATATTCGAACTCGCCGGGGTCAAGCGAACGAAAGTCGCTTTTAAATTCGGTGGCTATTTCGACATCATGGGGTGGCTGATGCCCCAGACCATCGGAGAGGGCGACAAAATCGAGAAGGACACGAGTAAGATTATCAAGAAGATAAAATACAACCGTGAAATCGGCTTAATGCTCGTCAACGCGATAATCGAGCCGGAGATGACACCGAATGAATTCAACAACCTAACTCCGATGAAGGACGGTAAAATAGCGATGTCGCTATTCCTGAAGGCGAGCGACGAACTATCGACCATTCAGTTAGACGAGCAAAAAAAAATGAATTAATCGTTGCCGTCAAGAACGACGAAATATATCACCCCAAGAAGGCACTATACAATCTCTGCACGGCGTTTCAAAAACTGCCGTCGCAAATCAGGAAGGAAACCGCAAGGGACATGGTGGACTTCCAGATAATAATCGGGGTATTGACGAGACGGGAAAAACTGAAGAGACAGAAATACGAACGGGAATTAAAGGCGCTGATGAAAGATGGCGGATGACGCAGAACGATTGGAAATAGAAATTACTCTCGACGACCAAGCGAGCGAAGCCCTCCGAAATCTGGGGAAGATTATCGACGATACCGGGGACAAAGTCGATGCACTCGGGGGCGCGTCGACGAGAACGAACATCTCCAACATGGCGTTTTTACACGGACTTACATCGGTCGAACACGGAATACGAGGACTTGATACCGGACTGGCGCATTTCTTGGGAACAGACAATCAGGTTGTAAAATCAGTGCGCGACCTTGAAAACGGGATGCGTCTGATAATAGCGCCGATGCAAATCTACAAAGGAATTACAACCATGCTCGACACCGAGAGTATTAAATTGGCGCTCACGAACGAAAGATTGATGTTAACCTTCGGGGGCTTGCTGTCGGCAGTCGGCGCGGTCATGGCGATTTACGGAGCGATGAATGCAAAGACCGATGAAGAGAAGACGCGATACTCCGCACTCGCGGGTGTTTTGATTGGTCTAACAGCGGCGCAATGGGCTTATGTCGCCGCGAAGTCATCCGCTTGGGTCGCGGAAACGCTCGGGGCTGCGGGACCCATTATAGTTGCCGCGATTGCCGGAATGGTCGCCGCGGTGTCCGGATTTGCTGCTACAAGGTTCATGGCAGAGGGCGGAATAATAACAAGACCAATCGTAGCGGGTGAAGCGGGACCCGAGGCAATTATCCCGTTGCCGTTGATGGCAAAGATGCTGGAAGGCGGCGGGAAAGGGGATACATATATCACGGTTCAGGGTAACGCAGACCGGCGCACCGTTGATGACATGAGGCGTATGCTCGACCGCAAGGACATGGAAGACCGGCTCCGGCACGGCGAGATGGTGGTGAAACCGGGATGAACAGAATACCTTGGGATATTCCGACACCTGAACATCCGTTACTGGCTCCGCCGTTGCCGAATGCCGAATATGTGCCTGTCGTTCGACAGTGCGGTTATTTCAAGGATTGCGAACGGTGTAAGAACCTACGACCGAAAACCTACATGAATTGCAGAGTGCGGAGAGGGTGAGATGAAGATTTACATATTGGAAGCCGCCGGATATATCGCTTGTGTGCCGACTGATATTAATCTCGATATCTACGACACCACCGGAGGATTAAGTCAACTCGGAAAACTGAAGGCGTACAACAATGCCGACCGTGTCTGGGTTATGACCGATGCACCGATTGGAGGTAGCGAAGCGCCTGTCGGTCATACGATACACGCTGTTGGTGGCACCGGGCAAGGAGTAGTTCATGCCGTCATATCGCCGAGCGAACCAATTCTCTATGTCGCCGGGACTGCAACGAAATGGATTACAATCTATTCGACGCAGGACGAAGATAACGGGCTTGATGTGAGAGTTGCCGAGAAGATTATCCCATTCAGAGCCGGGAATATATTCCAATTTTTAGAGAGGGTAAACCGTGTTTTTAATTACGGTGGAATAATTCACGCCGAAGAGAACAGCACGGACATCATAAACCAATTACGGGATTGGTATCATGCCGGCGCGGGACTGAAATCAGACACGCTTATCCTCGTGAATTCCGAGGGGTCGTTTACCGTGTTCATCCGCAATTTTTCATTCAAGCGAAAAGTCGGATGGCAAGCCGGGACTTACTCGCACATTCTCGAACTCGTTGAGGTCACATGACGGACAGACAGGTAATCTATTACGAGAGCAATCTACCCGTGCCTACTGATATTTCCGACGATGTCATGTCGTTTGCTTACACCGAAGAGTATAACACGCTTTGGTATGGCGAGATTGTTTTGAACAACAAAGATGGGAAATATTCAGACCAATATCAAGTTCCGCCGCTGATGACAATCTACAACGTGCCGAAACCCATGCACGATATCGAAATATTATTAGGTGGCACTCGCCGGTTCTACGGTTACATAGTTACAAAAGAACCCGACATCAAGGACGGGAAACTAACAATTAAAGCCGTCGGATATGAAGACATACTAACCTATCGTGTAATCCGATGCTGGGCGAGGGTATTCCTTAACAAAACGATTTACCAAATTCTTACTTCAGGGGATGCGAGGATAACCCGGCTCGTGAGTGACACCGGCGTCATGGACCCGGCGGGACCCGGATATGCCGCCGAACTGAACACCGGCGGGGTCGTTACGGATGCCAAGACGAATTTACTCATAACGAGATGCGCGATGCCGACGGGCGGTTATGTAATCGAAGGGCTGAAGATACTCGCCGATTTAATCGGCTATTGGTGGTATGTAAAAAAGACAATCCACGCGCCGCCTGCTTATCGGTCGATACTGACGCTCTACTTCAAACCAAAAGGAACATCTGTAACGGAATGGGTCGCGCAGAGGGGCGTTAACCTCGTTGATAATAAAATCATACCCACACAGAAATACAAAACCGACCGGGTCGTGGTCGAAGGCGATAAGACCCTGGGGATAGTGATGTCAGCCGGTGCGCCGGATGGAATAGGAATTAAAACATACTCGGAACAGTCGGATTTATTCAAGTCAACAGTCACCGCGCAGGAACGAGCGAATTATTTATTGAGTGTATTAAATCAGGATTGGTACGAGGGATATGTGGAAGTCACCACGCAAAACGATTGGACTTTCGACCCGAAGGTTGACGATGTTATTTATGTAAAAGACCCGCAGAACAAGATGGATAAAAAATTCAGGATATCGAAGGTCGAATGCAACGGTGACGATAGCGGGGTCGATTGGAGGATATACATCGAGAACAATCCACACACCTATGCGAAGACGATAAAAGAAATAAATTTACAAATAAAATCGCTCGACACATTCAGAACAGACCAAGCGGCAACCGATAGTTGCATACTTGGATTTGTCGACAGTGTCGGATTGTCTGACCGTGTGTATATCGATAATTCCCCGTATTATCTGGATTATAATCTCGCAAGCGGAACGATTACATTTGTGTGGCTCGAAGCGCAATTAATATCCCGGACAGGTCTAACACTCGACACATTTTTAAATTATAAATTATTCAGGATATCCGGTGCAGGAATTCCGACCGAGAGCGACACGCTTGTATTCTCGACGGCTTCGATTGGCAACACGACGTGTCAGGACACGCCCGGCAGTGGAACATGGACTTACAGAATATTTACCTATTTCACAAACGGGGCGAGCAGAGGCGGAGAACCGAAAAAAATCATAGTGCCATAGGGGAATGATAAAATGCAATTCCGGGACAGTGTCAGGGTAAAAGGCAGAATTGAAATATGGAAGCACGAGCCGACGAAGGATTACAGAACAGGCAATTTGATTTATTCCGCGCCGAACAATGCCGGTAGCGTTCTCAAACAACAGATGCTAAGACGGTTGATGAATTGCGTCCCCCCTGAAATTGCACGAGCGCCGGGACTGCCCGACCCGTTCCTTGACGGAGGGATACCCGTATCGTTTATTAATTACGGCGATAATGTCGCTGTTAAATCGAGAGTAAAAGCCGTGCGTCGCGTTGTGATGGATGACGACCAAAACCTGCGATTTGTGTCAACCCTTCGACCGGGCGAACTTGCCGATTGTAATTTAAACATATTCACGCTCGACGGTAGCGTTGGCTCTTCATTGGGAAATATCGACAGTGCATTATTGTATTCAACTGGTAATGACACGCTGTTAAACAACATTCCCGTCGCGTATGTGACATCACCGACCTTTATGTATCTGATAGGCTCCGCCGACCCGTCGGGATTTAATCAGCAATTATTTACACCGTCGCGGCAGTATGACCCCGAAGATGAAAACGATACCCCGGTCAATCTGGGAGATTATCGCATCGTGCGTAAGGTCGCTGATGGCAAGTGGTATATCAAATACGAGACGGGAGGGGTCACCCCGGCGAATGGTTCGGGGATGACGCTCTGCACAAACAACCAACACAAGAACAACGGGGGCGCGGGCGAGTTCGCAATCGCGTATGTGAACCCGACGATATCGTGGACGAACATTTACGCCCTGTCGGTCGCATGGGTCTTGAGCATTCTATAAAGTAATCGACTGACCGCTACGAAGTTTATTTATTCTCTCGCGGTCGATTTGGTGATGCCTGATTGCTCTAAAAATCCTACATTTAATATTGTTACAGGTGTAAGAAGATAACGCGCTGTTGTGGTCTACTTTCTTTAAAAATTTATAACAGTCCCGACATGAAGCCGGGACATAAGAGAGGTCGCGCCAACGGATGACCTGTTCGTTCATGCGAAGATTTTCCTGTTTATTTTCTGGATTTCCTTCGCCATATTTTCGTATGAAATCTCGCCGTCGGTTACCTTCATCTTCTCTTTAAGCCACTTGTCGCGGTCGGCGATATCCATGCCTTTTGCCTTGTCGATGCTTTCCTTCGTTGTGCGGACCCGGATGTGTGCAGTCTGGAACGAGACTATAATCCGCGTCTCGCTCGATGTCTCGACATCCTCGACATCGATTGCACCGCCGCGAAGGTCGTGCTGTTTAACCTTCGTGTCCTTCTTGGCTTCCGGCGTGGTCGACTTCGGGGGCGACGTCGCGGCTGGGGTCATGGTCGCCTTGGGTGGCTTCTGTTCCTTCGGCTTTCCCGGCGCTTTCGCTTTGGGTGGTTTTACTTCTGTCGTTTCCTTCACTCTCCTTATTGTCAGGCTGTCGGCTTTTCCATATCAACCAACAGGGATGACAGCGAACAATATTGTTATCGATGTGTGAACGAGTAGGCTTACCGCAGTCGTTACATTTGCCGTCTTTGTAATATGTCTTGCCTGTATCTTTGTAGGCGTATTTCGTTGGGATTTTACAATTCGGCTGAGTTGAGAAATAGAACAGCATGGTTATCCCCTTCTCTTCAGGACGATGCTCGTATCGTTGGCTTTGTATTCGAGAACAGTATTGCGTTTCCAGCCCAACCGTTTTAGGTCGAACTTCGAGAATATAATGCCAAGGGCATTTCCGATGGGACGCAACCGGATTAAGACCCGGTCATCTTTCCCTTTTTTCACAATTCGCTTCAACCGCATGGTCGGGTGAATGGACGGAGTGCTACATAAAGTTTTTGGTAGTTATAACTGCGAGTTATAACTACGGGAACGTTTATAAATACGGGCGTCATACTCCCTGCTATAATAGGAGCGTGTGAAAAATGAAAACACAGATGGAAAGCATTATACCCGTGCCGGGGGCAAATTCGGCGGTTTTTGAAGAGCAGAAGATGAACAACATAAACGCCCTGATGAAGACGCTCGGCGAAATCAAGAACAACAGCCGGGATATCATTCTCGAACAGGGACAGACCGAAGCCGTGCTCGGTGGCTCGGATGTCATGCTGAAGGTCGAAGGGAACAATTTCAAAATATCCCGCTGGGCGTGGCAACAGATATCCGGCAAACTCGATGTGCCGATAAAATATATCGAGAAGATGAAGGCGACCGGACACGCGAAATTACTTGCCGAGAATGTCAATGCGTGGCTGACCTACGAGCAGTCCGACAAGAGACTTATCAGGACGACCGGGCAAGAGGTAAGGGCGTTTTTGTCGTCGCGGTATAAGGTTATCGACAATTTCGATGTCGCCTTGATGACGCTCTCGGAAGCGAAGGCGCGGGGCGCGGTGTTCGATGAAGCGACGCTGACGGATAGAACGCTCTACATGAGGGCGTTAAATCTCAACACGGAGTACCACATCGTCGGTGACAAATTCTACGGTGGGGTGCATATCCGCAACAGTGATGTCGGGGCGGCGTCGGTGACAATCTCGCCGTTCCTCTTCAGGATAGCATGCCGGAATGGGATGCTCTACACGAAAGCATTAAGACAAATCCATCTCGGAGCAGACCATGAAATAGGATTATTGAGCGCCGAAACCATCGAGAAGGAAGCCGAGAGCATATTCCTGAAGAGCCGCGATATCGTGAGGGCGTCGCTGACCGAGGGCGTGATTTCGGAATTCAAGACAGATATCGAGAAGACCCTGGCGATAAAACTAACAGACGTGCCCGGCACGGTTGCGAAGGTCGTTAAAACCTACGACCTGCCGAAGACGATGGAAGAGAGTTTATTAAAATCTCTTCTCGAAGACCCGACGCAGACCACCGAGCAGAAGGGCAGTCTTTACGGCGTGGTGAATGCACTTACATCGGTCGCGCAGAATGTCGATGCCGATATGACCTATGAATTGCAGAAGGTCGCCGGGGAAATAGTCGCAGACGCAGGGGATTTCGCATAATCCCCTTTTTATTTTTTATCTCGAATAAGGACGGTGAGAATGACTATGCAGAATTCATGTGGACACGAGAGCAACACCGGATATCCTACCAACGACGGTAGGGATTTATGTCCGGCGTGTTGGAATAGATATCAGCAAGAGAAGAGAAGGCAACGGGCTTTAAGGGGCAACCCGGATGGGCGGTATTATGACACTGATTAACTGTCCTAAATGTGGCGAGAGTTATCCGCCCAATCCAGCCGGGATACTAACGCACCGATGCCGTCCCCAACATACAACAGAGCGCGAGATGGGGGATACGGTAACGGTCGAGCAAATCCGAGAAGCGCGATGGGGGACATTATGAAGCGCCGACGGCAGAAACGGGCGGAAAGAGTTATAACTTCAGAGAGCGATATCCCTGCCGGTGATGGAGCAATGCGAAAACTGGAACAGTTCGATACAATAACAGCGGAAAGTCTGAAGGGAAAACTCGTGCGATATGAAATGTCGCGCTGGGGAATGTGTCAGGGGTCATGCCGGGTGCCGTTGCCGAAGGACGAACTCGTACTTACTGCGAAAGGCAGGAAAGTAAAAAAGCCCACCACGCACGGCATAATCGTGAGAGGGGCATCCTTCGAGCGCGATACCGGCTGGAACTGGAAGGGCGAAATAGTCCGGCTCCCTGTGACGGCGATAGAATGTTACCGAGAGAGACGAAACGGGAAAGATATCCCTGTCGATTTGGAAGAGTGAATACATGGGCGAAATCTGGGTAACAGGTGAGAAGCAGAAGAGAATTACAATAAAGAGACTACGAGCCGAAGGGATGAAGAGGATACGGAGCGAGCGAATGTGCGCCGGTGGCATTTGGGACATCAGGATATTATACGAACTACCGGGGGCGAACTGATGGGCGAGCCGCGTATCCGGTATTGTATCGACAAGTGCGGGGCGCACACGAGAGGTAAGAAAAAAGATTTAATCCGGCATGGCTTCGATATCAACGATTGCCTCGTTTGCCCTTGGTGCGCCGAGAAGGAATACGAAGGTAACACCCTGGCAAAATTAATGACCGGACACGATAACAGAAGGGATTGGGTAAGGGGGAATATATAATTGCAGTCATCGATGGATGCGGTAAATTCTCGGGTGCTGTCCGTGAACAGCGTGGTTTTAGTCTACCATCACCTGCCCGAGATGCCGATACATCCATCGTGATACCTGACAGAAATAGGAGCGTGAAACCACGAAAGAAACAACAACGAAAAAAAGTGCCGACCCCGAAAGGGACTACGAGAGCGAAGCGGACACCTTGAACACGGAAATAAAGCAGACCGAGATAGCCATCCTTGAAAAACAGAAGGATGTCGCCGCCATTCAGGACGATATAAAACACCTGACTGTCGAACTCGAAACGCAGGTCTGCGCCGCGTTGAACGATGAAGGGAAAGCGAAATATTCCAACGAGAGCGCCCGAAAGAACGCGGTCGCTCTCTTGATGAAGGACGACAAAGTGCTCCGCGAGAAAAACCAAAAACTATCGACTTATGCGACGTCGATAGAACTTGACAAAATCGAGGACGGATATCTGCACAGAAGGTTTCAAATCCTGCTGTGCGTGATGAAGATATCCGCGTCGAAGGGGGGCTTACAGTGACCGGAGAACCGAGCGAATATGTGTGCGTGTCGAAGGATGAAGAGCGACAGAAGACAATGAGGGGCTTGCTCGATGTGTATGTGAAATTACACAACTCGAACATGCCCGACGCGGTCGAGCATTTCATCCACGACCACCCGGAATACACCGGGCGGCTTCTCGGGGAGCAGATGTTCATCCTCGGGCAGGTCATGGGCGCGAACACGGGCGTATCGATTGACGTAATGCTTCTCGGGTCAAGGGTCGAAAAACTGGAAACCGTTATCGCATCGACACTGAACAAGGAAGCCGAGAAGCCCGGCGTATGTGTCTGTGGTCATCCATTCGACGACCATAACGGTAGAGGGAAATGTAGCAAGTGCGAATGTCACCCGACGAACACGGAGGGGATGACCGATGACAAGCGATGAAGAGAAGGGCGCGAGGTTGGCGTATGCTCACGCACTCGCCAAGGAAACAGTCATGCTCTACCGGATAGTGAAATCAGAGGACCCGGTAATCGAAACCGAAGTCGGGAGCGAAGCGTTATTGCAGATGTGCGATGCGTGTATCGGAATAGCCAACAAAGAGGTCAGGATTGACCGGAGATACGCACCGTCACCGCCTCCCCCGGCGAATGCAGAGCAGAAGGGCGAGAAGACCGCCCCGGGCGTTCCCGCATCCATCCCCCCAGCCCAGACACCGAAGGCTACCGCACCTGAAAGCAAGGCGCAGACGCAGGGAAGCAATCAGCCGCCGGGGGGTATGAAGACACCCACCCAGCCGCAAACGGCTCCTAATCAAGCGGAAGGGCTGCCGGCTGGATATCCCGACACACTCCCATGTCCGAACTGTGGCAAGAGATTGAGAGGTAAGCCGTCGAAATATCCGAACACGCCGCCTTATTATCGCTGTGCCACCTGCAAGGTCTACGCCAAGATACCGAAGCAGGGCTGATGGGGGTCGCACTATGGCGAGATTGACACCGCCGTTTATGGTATTTGTTGGAGAGGAAGCCGTCTGCAAAATCGACAGAGCAGTTTGCCATGAGGTCGATTGCCGCGAGTGCTCGAAATCCGACGAATATCAGGATACCGGCAGGGGGCGCGAATGAAGACCATCGAACAGGTCTACATGCCCAGGACAGCGAACTTTCAGGCGTGGATAGACAAGAGTAAAACCACTCTGTCGGAATGGTGCGTACCGTTTCCGTCGAAGAGGATAACAGGGCGGTTTTACAATATTTTTATCGATATGGAAACATACCTGATGCGCTGTATGTGTCCTGCATTCGCGGGTGGATTTGACGAACAGGGCAGAGTTATCCCGGCGCTCGGAATTTGCTCCCATGTAAAAAAGTTACAATGGGTTTGCGAATTAAAAGACAATCCGAACTGGGTCTCGCTCGAAGCGAGGTTATCGATTAGTGACGAGTGGATAGACGCGAGCATGAAGCGCATCCTCGATTTGATGGCTGAAAAGCCGATGACCTGTGACGAGTGCGAAGTCGTTACGGGGTTAATACATCAGACATGCTCGCCGATAATCCTGCGATTAGTGAAAGCGGGCTGGCTCGAACCATCAGGGGACAGACGGAAAACGAGAAGAGGACGAAGCGCGATAGTGTGGCAGGTGACATAATGAGTGGATTTATCCCGACAAGCATCTGTAAAATCTGCGGAAATGTCGATGCAGGAAATCCGTGCCATCATTGCAGAGATATCGAGGACGAAATCGCCGGACAACCGACACCGTGCGATATGTGCAGTGACGAGAATTGCGACGAATGCCCAGAAGCCGGTAACATGGAGGAATATTAATATGGTTGGAAAAATGGATATCGTGACAATAAAAGTAGAATTGGACGCGGTGAGAATGCACACCGCACACGCAATCAACTTGGAACTCGACGAACGAAAGGCGCACATCGACGAGGTCATGCGACAGGTTATCGAAACCTTCGACTTGGACGAATATGTAAAAAAGATTACCGGGGAAATAATGAAGGCGAGATTAGAGCAACATATTCGTTGGAAAATCGATAAATACATGGGTGATACCATCGGGAGATTAGAAACGGCGATGAAAAAATTTACCGATGAAGAGCGCAAACCGACCCCTATCCTGAAGGATGACGAAGTTAAACCCTGTCCGAAATGCGGCAAGGAAATGGAGAACCACATCGAGAATGACGGAGAACGGACTTGGGTTCGTGGACGAAGTTGCGAGTGCGGTTATCGGGAAGGCGACCTTTAATCTTTCAAGGATGGGGAAGAGCGTAACCATCGACCGTGATGCCCTTATCGCTCCGGGGCAAATCCGATTTTTCTTTCCCGCGGTCGAAGACGCATATCTCCCCCACCCCACTTTTTCTTATGCGTTTTTATCAAGTCTCTTTTATTAAAACTTGTGTATGTATGGAGGTAGGTATGGAGGTATCGTTCGCAACGTCCTTACTTACTTACTTCTACAAGAAATACAGGGGCGGGGCTGGGGGTCTAATCTGGCTTTATAGGTGTCTCTTTATACCCACGGGGTTACAAAGGGCTTGGCGGGGCGTTTCCGTGCGTGTGGCGTCAATCCTGCGGGGTCGTTCTGGGGGGTCGATTGTCCGGTATTAGTCTGTGGGACCAACCCGCCGGAACGGTCTGGGGTATCTGTCTGGGGTAACACTATGGAGGGAACACTACGCGGTATCGATATGCGGGATGACTATGCGGTAGTGATATGCGGGACTGTTGAAATGATTAAAAATGTTTAAATAGGGTTATTGTATTCTGGGGCGTGGTGTAGAACCATGCCCGAAAACCTGACAAGAAGGGATTACTCGCCGATTGCAGTATCGACGAGAACCAAGAAGGATTTTATATCGCTGGGACGAATGAACGACACGCACGAAAGCCTACTGTGCCGCCTTGTAAAATTAGGGCGTAAATATAAGACAGAACTCGACAAGATGGAAACCAGTTAAGGAACTCTCGGGCATTGGTTCTATGACGGGAGGGATGGGGCTTGTCTGATATCCATCTTTATATCAAAAAGCATATTCAGGATTGGGTCGATAGACGAAGCGGTAAGGGCAACGCCGTCGATATCGCAGGGATTTTTGAACGCGCATTAATCAAGGAAATGGAAGCCGACCCCGACGAAATCGAGTTAAAAATAGCATTGCTCGATGTCGAACGGCAGAAACTTATCGAGATGAAAACCGAACACGACAAGGTAAAAATCGAGAGAGAAGTGCAGGAAAAAAAGCGCACTGAAATCCTGAAGACCGTCGCCGTGAACGAGCAGAAGACGCGAAATCAGAACATCGCAAAAAGAACGGAAACGCTTTTTATCGACGCTATCCGTTACGGGAAGATGAAGGAAGCCGAGGTCTACTACGCACGACTAACGGACATGGATATTTCTTTAAATCTCGACGGGCTGGGTGACATTGTAAAAAAGAGCGTGACTGACTTTATCGAGAGCAGGGGGAAGGTTCATGCGTGAAGACAGCAAATCCTATGTCATGGCAGAGCGCAATCAGAACCGACAGGCAATCAGAATGGGCAACCGTTCCGGCTCCCATGAGAATTGCATCAGGATTGGCGCGAACGAAACACCGGCTCATGCTCTTGCGAAGTATCTCATTGCTTCGGATTTAATCAGGCAAGGCGTATCTATTCTCACCGAGGCGATATTCGAGAACACTTACAAAGGGGAAAGCGGCAGACCCGATATCTTCGTGCTTGATGACGGCAGAATAATCGAAATCATGGAAACCGAAACGCTGTCTAACTGCTCAGAGAAGGTATGCAAATACCCCGCGAGATATCAGAGCGACATCGAGGCGAAAGACGCATCGACAGTAATCCGAGAATATCACGAGCGAATAAAACAATGGGGGCGCATAGAGTGATATCATTATCTCAACTTTTAAGTCTGCCCTGGACAGAGCAATTCGAGTATTGGAAAACCGAAATGGCTCATTGGGAATATTTTAAAATGCACATCGAAGAGACAAAGAAAAATTATCCTAACAACAACATGGAATGGTTGAGCGTTCCGACTTCAAAACACTTTAAGGATTTGAAAGATTTAAAGGTTAAATATTTGCTGAAATATCCCAGAGAAGATGACGGTAAATTATTACAGATGAACGAATTTATTAAACTCGAACTCTCGGAACAAATCGGGTTTATCATGCGTGAAAACCGGCGATGGTGTGACCTTCAGGAACACTATGATAAGGTCTATGCATGGCAACCGGGACTTTTAAAATGGCTGAAGCACCGGCTCGAAGAGAGGAACGAAGCACTCACGAGATTGGCGAAAGTGTGGTATGCCAAGAACGGCGATAAAGTCCGACAGAACTTTCCCGTCGGAATGAAACAATTAAAAGCGTATTCATCGGGGGCGAGTTTATGAAAAAATGCCCTGCTTGTGGAAGCAGTCGCGTTAAGAATTATCCGACCGGGATGTATTGCCGGAAATGTGGATACAAGAACGACCTCCGGACAAACACCGTCGAAACAATGAACTTCAGAACAGGGGGCTATTAATTGGTAAGCAATAAACAAAAGGGCGCGAACTTTGTAAATGAAGCGAAAAAACTATTTGAAAAATTCGGCTGGACTACATGGAAACCCGGGAACAAAGCGGTTTTTTACGCACCCGGCAAAGTATTCAGTCAGTCGCAGGACATCTTCGAGGTCGCGGATATCGAAGCAATAAAATTGGGAAGGAAGACGCACTACATACAGGTAACAACCGCGACACCCGACGATGAAACAACGAACGCCACGAAGAGACGGCATAAATTCGAGGGTCTACCGATGGACTATGCTTACCGTGTCCCTGTGGTCATGGCGAGGAAACACGGCGGCGGGTGGCGAATTTGGCTCATGGTCGACTTCATCGAGCATGACATGGAATGTCACAGTTGGATAGAACTGCCGGGGGAACATCTGAATGATTACCTCGCGCAGAATAAAGACCCGACAATGAAATTGGGGGGCTTCTGAAATGGTCGACAAGATGTTTAAGGTCGATGGAGTAAGAACCCCGACTTATAACCCATACACCGGCTGTATGCACGACTGCGTGTATTGCTACGCTCGGGATATCGTTTTAAATCTCCAACAGAGACAGATGCCGAAATATGCGAAGTGCGGATTTAAACCGACTTTCCATGTGCCCGACGTGCAGAAGGCAAAAACAACAAAATATTTCAAGCCGAATAAAACCTACTTCGTTTGCTCTCTCGGGGATATGTGGGGCGTCTGGGTGAGCGATGATTATATCGATGCAATTCTCGACGGGTGCGAGAAGGCAGACCAATCGACTACATTTTTATTTCTGACGAAAAACCCGCGCAGATACTTTGAATATTTCGAGACGCACCGCGAGAGGTTGAAACCGAATTATGTTTTGGGCGCGACTATTGAAAGCAACCGGGACTATATCGATGTAAGCAAGGCTCCCAGCACGATAGAAAGGTTTAAAGAAATGAAATGGCTTAAAATAAAATTCCCGAATTCACGACAGTTTTTATCTATCGAGCCTATTCTGGATTTCGATATTTCAATCTTTAACATGGAGGTTCGAGCGGTCGCCCCGGAATTCGTTTACATCGGTTATGACAATCACGAGCATCGATTGAAAGAGCCGTATGTCTGCAAGACCTACGACTTAATCAGGGCGATGCAGGTCTATACCGATGTGAGACAGAAGACAATTAGGGAACGGTGGTATTGAATGAAAAAAAGTAAATCAGACCCGAGTAAATTAAAAATCGAGCAAGTGCCAATCGACCAAATCAAGGCGTGGGAAGACAATCCGAAAGAGCACAACATCGAAGCAATCGACGCATCGATGGACGAATATGGAATTACAAAACCGATACTCGTCAACAAAAGAACAATGAAGATACTCGGGGGTCATGGACGGCTTGAGGTAATGAAGCGCCGGGGCTTGAAAACCGTTCCCGTTATATTCTTGGATATGTCAACTTCGAGAGCCAAACGGTATGCGGTAGTTGACAATGAGACAACGATATCCGGTGGCTGGAACGAACTCAAACTAGCCAATATAATCAGCGAATTAAAAGACGAAGGCGAAGATATAATGAACATGGGATTTAACCCGCCGGAAATCGCAGAGATATTGGAAAAAATAAAAATCCGTGCGCCCGAAGATGTCAACAAGACCCAGCCGGAGATTACATTCGCAACGGAGTTATTCGAGGCGCAGAACTACATAGTATTCGCGTTCAACAACGAACTCGATTATCTGACGATTACGGATTTTTTCAAGTTACCGAAACAAAAGGAACTCGACGATACACCGACCTATCAGCGCAGAGGGACAGGTCGCGTAATAGACGGGAAGGCTCTGCTAAAATTAATTAAAAAATAGGGGCGTGGAAAAATGGCAGAAGACGCGATAAAAAACCACTTCGACGAAACGCTACATCTCGAATTACTCCGACGCGAGCAGGACGAACAGAAAAAATACCGACGAGCGTTAAAGTCATTCGTCACTCATCTACGATAGGGGGAATTTCGATGCCTGTCACACTACATATAACCGGAATGAAGCCCATGCTGAAGACCTCGCTCGGAAATAATAAAGTTGAAATCACATACGACATTACCGCCGAGCCGCCGTTGTGGATGCGCGACCCCCGAGAGATATGCAATAAAGTTAAAAAATTACTGACGAAATTAATCTCCGATGGTCACAATATAATCGAGTGGCGCGTGAGCGTTGGCGAACCCGTGCGGATACGAACATTACGAACCTGTCGCGTGGACGAAGCCCCCGGCAAACATTGCGAAGTGTGCGAGTTCACGCCCGGATTACAGGACATGACGAACACGCACAACACATCGGAACACGAGACTTTTTTCGATGAATTGGGCGACCAATAGGGGGCAATCTATGAAGGGAATTATCGAATACACGGCGGACATCGATGTCCCGAACATCCCCGGCATCCCTGTCGTTCTATCAGGAACGAGCCAAGACTTTATGATAAAAATCGGCTTCAAGGGACGGATTTACAAATTCAAATATTCAGGATTTCGATGGGATGAAACTATCGACCTGAACACATTAGGCGTGGATGTGGTCGCATGAAGATAATAAGCCCAAGTTATCGAAGGGCAGGAAATGCTTCAATCGTTGACTATCTCGGGAAAGATGTCATACTCGCCGTCCACAAGTGCGAAGCAGAAGGATACCAAAAAGCGTATCCGAAAAATAAAATAATGAAACTGCCGGACAGTCTAAAAGGCAACATCTCGAAAGTCAGGAATTTTATAATGGACAACTGCACCGACAAGCATCTCGTGATGGCTGACGACGACCTGAAGTACGTCGCCTATTACGAAGATGGCAAACTCCATGTCGCCGAGCCGGAATATCTGAAAGCGTTTTTATCGAACGGCTTCCGGATGTGCGAAGAGGCTCACACGGTATTATGGGGGCTGAACATTCAAGCCGATTTAAGGTTCTACCGAGCGCGGACACCATTCAGTTTACTATGCCCCGTGTTGGGACCCTTCTCGTGTCATGTCCTCAATCATGCAATCCGATATGATACCCGGTTATGTCTGAAGGAAGACTACGATTTCTTTTTTACAAGTAATGCACCGATACCATCGGGTTCTGCGGTTCAACAAGTGGCACTACGCGGTTGACCATTTGACAACTCGCCCTGGTGGATGTGCGTCATACAGAACAATCGAGCGAGAGAAGGAACACGCCGCGCTACTTGTTAAGAAATGGGGGCGCGATGTAGTCAGGATAAACCACGACCGGAGCGTCAATCCTCGGGTCTATGTGCCGATTAATGGAGTATAGGGGGTATCTGAATATGCCAAAGTTTATTCACATGAGCAGACGGGCTTTCCGTGAGATTAGCGAGCAGATGGGAATACGAGACGGGCATCTACAAGACCTCGACGGGCTGAAGGTCTGTGTCCGGGCTTGGATGAAAGACGACGAGTTACTTGTCACGACAATGGAGTTGGCATAATGTCCGGGCAGTCAATCATGGAAATAATCAACGGCGCGAAGAGAGCGCCCGGCTCCCAGCCGTCCCCGACTGTAAAACGGAAATGGGTCTTAATCCGATTGGGAGGTTATTCGATTGTGAACCTAATCGAGCGAGCGAAGATGTCGGGATTTGTGGACGATGCTTTTTCAATGTTCTTGGCATACATTTTTCAAAAAGACCTTAAATATCATGGCGTACAAAAGAGCGACAGATTGATAATCAGACTACAACAGATGCCCGAGAATTCGGATACAAAGGTCATCGAGGTTTTGACGGGGATTAACTTAGCGAATTATTGGGCGAAGCAAGGCGATAAATTCGATATAGTAATTGATGGGTGAGTGCATGAAGGATACGACGATAGAATTAAAAATAAAAGTGCGCCTGTCGCTGTGGAGCGCGATTAAGATAAGGATAGCGGGAATAAATCAACTAATCAAGCCGAAGACCCCCGCCCTTCCCCCTTCGCAATCCCCCATCCACCCCGCGCACCGTCGCCGCCGGAGGCACGATAGCATGGACTTCTGGGGCATTACGCACAGGGATGACGAGAGCATTATCAAGATGACCCACCGAACAATATCCCGGCAAAAGTTATATTTTAACACCGTAGAAGCCGGCTGGATTGAGAGAGATATTTACGCGGTCGTTGAAATCGATACTCCCTCGTTTGCAGAACATGAAAAAATAATCAAACAGAGAAATGAATACTCTATCTGGAAAACATTCGAGAAGATTGTCGCGGAAGGAACGGTCACCATCACGGCAGAAGACCTTGTCGGCTCGGGACTGTCGCCGGAACATGAAGGGAAGACCTATAAAATCCTGGCAATCGCGCCGATGCCGATTGAATTCAAGGAAGACAAGAAATACGGCGACTTGTGCAAAGGGTGTAATTCAAAAGGGAAACCTTTCGAGGACGAACCGTGCTGTCGCTGTGTAATCCGGGCGAGCGAACATAAACCGGGGGTGTAACTTTGCCATCACCGATAATCAGTGCAATAGCCGGGGAAAACATACCGCCGGGAACAGCCGTTACAATGAAAGCAGACGGCACAGTCTGGAACGCGATAAGACCCCGGAAATATTGCATAGCACTTACTTACAAACCAAAAATCGAAGGGGTGCGAGCAGGAACGATACGGCAGACAATAAGACCGCATCAGAAACGAGAATACCGAGTTGGGGAATACATTCAATTGCACGGCTGGGAAGGTCGCCCTTACTTCTCTGAATGGTCATGGAGGACACCGTATTATCAACTAACCGCGGTCATTGATTGCGAGATAGGCTGGGAAGGAATATATGGGCTTGAATTCCACGATGGAACATACAAGAAATGGGAAGACCTCGACGAAGTGGCACGGCTTGATGGAATAGACCCGCCTACCGGACTTGCATTAAGGGATGTGCTGTTTAAGAAAAACGGACTGTCGAAAACAGAACACCAAAAATTTTACATTCTGCGGTGGTAGATATGAAGGAACACAAGGACGATAGTTTTAGGTGCATGATACTCGGTGGCTATTGTTATAAAGAATGCCCACACTATTATTACCGAGAGTTCAACAGTTGCGGAACTCCGGCAAAGGATGAACGAAAAATAAAAGTGATTGGGAAGACACTAAAAAGCAGTTACAATATCGAGCGCGTGAAAGTTGAAATTACATACCGCACCAAGAACAAGAGACACACGCAGACATTCATCTATCCGTTGCCTTATGAGACGATGCAAAGTCTGGAACTCGTCACCGGAATAAATTTTAATCGTGGCGTGGATTTCAAACTAACGCTCACGACGAACGGGATGCTTAGAGATTTCGATAAATACAGCAAAGTTGACATATCGGGACTTGACAACGCGCTCGACGGATTTATTCTACCACGCCGCCCTCTGGGCGGTGGTAAAATCGAATATTGAAGCCAAGAGGTTTGCTTAATGAGTAGAAAACCGAAGATTGAAGACAATGAATTAGCCAAGCAATATGTCGATAAAGTCCATTTCGGCAAGATGAAACAGCAGGACTTGGCGACCGAACTGCATTACGAAGTTACTGCGTTCTCTCGACGATTGAAATCCCCGAAGGTCAAAGAGTTAATTCTGCAATTTATAGCCAAGAAAACCGACCAAGCGGCGCAGAAGGAAATCGCTATCGAACTGGAACAGATAAAAATAAACCGTGCAGGAATGTTCGCGGCATCTAAATTAATCGAGCAGTATTTGAACAGGAGAACCAAGAAGGGCGACCCGGCACCGGATTACGATATGGTGCTCGATGTGGCGTTACGAACAAGACCGCTGATGCAGTCGGAAACGGATGCGAAGAAATTTATCGCAATGTTCATCGATGCGAGAAAACAGTTAATCGTAACGATTGAGAATGTCCCGGCTGATGTCAGGGGTCAAATCGAAGAGGATGCGTTACTCTACATAATGCAAGTCATCGGGCGATTGTATCCTAATATCGATTGGAGCATAGTCCGTGATGAAATAATAAAGACGAAGGGAGGCAGACAACTTGAAAACGGAACTGAGAGCAGACCAATATAAATGCGCCATCTCTACGAAGGGTGGCGATAGATGTCCGGAAACCGCAGCGGTTTTTTATTCGCTCGGTCGGACAATCCGCGTGCCGGTATGCAAGAAACACGGGGAACAGTTAGATACCCTGGGGATACGGACAATGGAAGCCCTGAAGCAGAACCGGGATAAAATCGAAATCTTTCCGGGGCAGGAGATACCGATAAACATTGAGAAGGAAGCCAAGAAGGTAATTACAAAGATACTTCTCGCCGAGAAGACGCCAATCGGTAACAGGGTCGAACTCGAAGAGCCGCCCAAATGAAGGCGTTCGATGAAGACCGAAGAGAACGATATCTTAACTGACTTCCTGAAGCGGTGGCAGAGAATTCAGGAACCGGAAGGGGGGAAAGTAACCCCTCCAAACGAGAAGGGCTTAAACTCGATGCAAACGGGCAAGTGAACTTAGAGGGATGGGATGCTTTCAGACAGTGCGCTACGGGCATTAGACAAGATAAACATCATGCAAGACCCGGTCGAATACAGCAAACGCTATCTCAATTTTACACCCGACAGATGCCAAGAGCGTGTTATCCGTGCAGTCGAGCCGCCGGGGTCGCGTGTAATCGTTGAGGCATGCAACGGACCCGGTAAGACCGCGATAGCGTCTGCGGTCGCCCTTCGTCATTTCGATAGATACCGACCGTCGAAAGTTGTAACGATGTCGGGGGGATTGAGACAGAACAAGCATCAGTTATGGAGTGAAATCAGGGCGAAGGCAAATATAATCGCGAGGACAAATCCGAGTTGGAAGGTGCTGGAAAGCGCGGCACATATCAAGACCGATAATCCGGAATGGTTCATGCTGGGGTTTGCCGCTGAAGATGTCGATAAGGTCGAAGGGTGGCACAGTCCGAACTTGCTTTTTATCGTCGATGAAGCGAAGGCTGTTAAAGAAGAGATATGGAACGGTATCGATAGCACACTGACGCAGAGCAACGCTAAATTATTAATCGTAACCGTTCCGGGCGACCCCGCGAAAGAACCGCATCGACGTGTCGCTGAAACGCGATACACGCACATCCGCATCATTCCGAGAAGCGAAGGGATACGGCTCAACATTCCAGAGAGCGCGAATTTATTCTACACCGACCGCGTGGCTTCTGATTGGGTAACCGACATGGCTACTCATTACGGAATAGAGAGCGCAGTTTACAAGCAGAGGGTCTTGGCGTTGGCTGTGAGAGTTGCGGAAAGCCCGTATTTTTCAGACGAGTTAATAAGGGGATTGTTCGAGCGTTTCAAGAATTGGGAAGGAATAGGCGACGGGCTCGCTATCGATTGGGGACGGCGTAAGGATTGGAGCGTAGTCACCGAATGGAAAGGAGTTAACGGGCGATACTTCAGGAACAAAGCCGGAGTGAAATTACGAACGCATAAAGATTACATGGATGTAATCGGTGATATCAACGAGGCGCACAAGGAACACCCTTACAGATGGATAATCGCAGACGAAGGCGAAGGCAGAGGACAAATCGACAGGATGAACGAGTTAGGGCTACCTGTCATTCCTTTTAATTTCGGCAGTAAGGTCGATGGCGCACCGGCGAAGGCGCTTATCATGTCAACACTGCACACCGCAATGGAATTGAAAAACATCGGCTTCGAACACGACCAATCAGTCGAAGACGAGTTTAACACATTCGAGAGTAAACCGACGTCCTCGGGGGACAGGTTGAAATTCGAGGCTGCGGAAGGAAGCCACGATGATATCGTTTGCAGTATAGCGATGGGCTTCTGGATGTCAACGAGGGGCGCGTATTCCGGAAGCGGTGCAGGGATGACGCACTCGAATGTATCCGAGATAAAAGTCAATGACCTGTATAAAAATATCACGGGAACAGAAGGGGGCGACCGGGATTGGTAAACTTAATCACGCGGATTTTTAAAAAGGATGTCCGAAACATCAGGCAGAAATGCGCTCTATATGGAGCACTGAAAAAACTCGACGGTAAAAGAAGGAACGCCGACCAAATCAGCGTTTTCATTTACGATACATTTCAAATCGAGATAAGCCCGAAAGCGATTTATTTTTTATTGAAATCCCCGCCATACAACAGGCATGTAATTATCAAGGACAACGAACACTGTAAAAAAAGCATACATTCATTCAGAACCAAGATATTTTTAATACAATGTAGATTTCGCAAATAATAAATAGGAAATCGATGCATAAAGGTTACAATGGCTTCTCCACCGCCTTCTACCCAGCCCATTCCAGAACAGCCGGGAATTTTTCGGAGATTTACAAACTACATAGCGCAAATCCGCGACCGTGTGGCAATGCCGCCGGTCATGTCCCCAGAGAAGGCAAAGAACCTCGCGGTTTACATCGCTCGCAACCTGTCGCCCGAAGAGGCGCGGCAGTTGTCGCCGTATATACCGGACAACTGGTTTGACGACAAACACATAACTCCTGAAGCAGAGAAACCTATCTCTTCAGGCTACGGCTATGTGATGTCGCCCTATTCATCTTGGACGACGCGGCAATGGGGCGTTCAGCCGAATAAAGACCTGCCGATTTATGTTGAAATGTATCGAACCGTGCCGGTGATTAGGAAGGCAATCGACAAGACCGCAATCCTGTCGGTAACGAAAGGCTACGATTACGAGGTCACAAAAGAGAACCCGTTACACGACGAAATTATCGAGTGCTGCCGGTCATTCTGGGACAGGGAAGATGTGAACCAAATCGAATATCTCACGACGGCGGCAAAGGATTTATTGATATTCGGGTATCACATGAGCGAGTTGGTCTACGAGGATTACAGCGCGTCAGCCGGGAAGGACATCTACGGTCAGCCTGTGACATGGATAAAACCCGACGGCGAACTCCTATGGCTGAAACCGTTAGACCCGCAGTTTATGAGAGTGCAGAGAGACAGTTACGGCAACCAACACGGTTTCCTTCAGTATTTGATTGCACCGCCCCAGGCATTTACGAACGAGAAGATTGCATACTTCAAATATTCGCCGTGGAGCGTTGCCTACGAGAACACTTACGGAACATCTCTTTTAATGTCGCTGCTTCGAACGCAGAACATGATTTGGCAGATGGAGGCGGATTTGCTCGTCATGGCACACGCGGGAGCGAAACCGCCGATGTGGTTTAAGGGCGGCACACCTGTAACGCCCTACACTGATATCCAGATGAACCAACTCGTGGCATCGACCGCGGCGAGAGGACCCGGCTCGGATATTTATACCCGGTCGAATGTCGATGGGATGCCGTTGCCCCAGCCGTCCACGATGATACAGGGGTTAATGGAACACCTGAAATATTTACACGACCAAAGAATAATTCTGCTCGGTGTCCCCCCGCAAATCCTCGGAATACCTGAAGGAAGCACGAGGACAACGGCGCAGGTCGCCGACGCGGATTTCATAATCGTACTTCAAACAATCCAGCAGATTATCGGCGAGGGATTACGATATCAGGTCTACGCGAGAAGGCTAAGAGCGAAATTCGGTGCCGATGTAGAAATCCCGAAACTGAAATGGCGCGATGTTTACAGTGAGGACAGAGACAAGAAGGTCTACCGTGCGATTGCGCTCTACAAGAACGCGGCGATTACTCTCAATGAATTAAGGCTCGACTTGGGCTACCATCCTATTGACGATGACCCGACGGCTGACGAAATTCCGCCGAAGCCCGCGCCGTCGATGGGGAACGGGATGCCGTTCGGAGGCAGTGTTCAATACCACGCGCAGGTCGAAAGCGAATGGCTCGAAACCGTGAGGCTCGCAAAAGTCGGCGTGAGAGATGAATTCACAATTTACATTATCGACCACAAGGCAGTATCGACGATAGACCCGCGATGGAATGCACCGGGCGAAAGAGTTGTCGGTAACCATCATTGGGGACAAATCGGTTGGTATATACCGGCTGATGAAATCTGGATAAGCGATGTGCTGCCCGAGAGTGAACGGCAGGCAGTAATACAACACGAGTATGTGGAAGCGATTTTATTAAAGGGCGGTGTGAAATATCAAGACGCGCACGAAATCGCAAAGACGGAAGAGGCTAAAGTCGGGGAAGGTCAAATACTTACAAGACCGGAAGCCAAAGCCGTGGCTTCATTAAATCACAATCACGACCACGAGCATCCCGCGTCTTATTCGGCGGCGAAAGGTAAAAAAAAACGACCGAATGACAAGAGATTAAGGGAACTCGAAACGGTTGTAAAAAATCAACTCATTAAAAATTTCCTGAAGCCCCGGCTCGACGAAGTTATCGAGCGCAGTAAGACCGAGACTTTTCCCGGCAGTCCGATAAAGGCATCAACCGACATGGGTAAATGGATTGCACAAGAGAGAGACGACCCGAAGGCTGAAGCAATTCGTAAATCGTTTTTCGAGGCAATCCAATTAGGGAAGGGCAAGGCTGAACTCGACAACGGATTAAGTTTTGATTTTAAAGACCCGGAACTCTACGACATGACAGACGAGAGTTTTTCATACATCTACAAGTACGACCAAGACCTCGCTAATTCATTGAACGAAGCCATCCGCGAAAGTAAATCGTGGAGCGAAGTCGCGGACAAAATCAGGGACGAAGTCGAGCCGACTTATGAGAACCGAGCCGAGACGATTGCGATTTCAGAACTTGCGTTTACAAGTAATGTCGGTTACCATAATGCCGTCGATAAATCAGGGCTGACCGGCAGATATATATTCCACAACTCGGCAGATGAACTTGTCTGCGACGAGTGCGAAATGCTCGAAGGCACGGAATACAACGAAATGAGATATCCCCATCCGAGATGCAGATGCTATATCGAATTCGAGCCGGACACTTAAAAGACAACTTTTAAATATTTCAAATTCGATTATTATCCATGCGTGAATTTCGGAAGCAGAACATACCGGGAGAGCCGAGCGCGTGGTGTTTAGTTAAAGACGGTGATACCGTGAAGGTAGCGATTACCTGTCCGAATGGTCATCACGGATTACTCGACCATGATATCTCTGCCGACGGAATTGTAACGCCATCGGTGATGTGTCCCGTCGATGCTTGCGGATTTCACGACAATATTAAATTACAGGATTACAATCTCACTCGTGAGATGAATGCATGATAAGACGAGGGGCTTGTCGACGTTGTGGCGCTTGCTGTAAGAACATCACTCTCGGGGGCGTGTTCTATCGGGTTTGCCCACATCTGAAATTAATCGACGGTCAATCACATTGCGCTATCTATGAAGACCGCCCGGATGTGTGCAAGAATTATCCGCCGAGCAACAGTGTCATCGAGAGGGAATGCGGTTACTCTTTCAGGGATGAATAAAAAAGACAAGTTTTTAATAGGAAATCTCACATTAATTAAAATACACGGGTGGTTTTATGCACCTATGCCCTGGGTAATACCGGGGGGTGTGTCCCCGGCGGTGTCAGGTCGCCGGGGACGCGCCGACGAGATTTCACTTTCGCCCACCTCCCCCTATTCGGCTGTGTTTTATCGCTCAATCGCAAGGGGCGTATGCAGGCTTGATTTCGACTTTAGGGGTATAGTCTGATATCCCCCGGCTCGTTGTGGTCTACAACTCAATGCAAACCGCGTCAGGCGCGATAATTTAACAAATGTTTAAATAGGAAATCGAAGGATTAAGTTACCAGAGGTTATTCAATGGCAAAAAATCCAACACCTGACGGCAATGTGCCTGTAAGTCGAGCGCCCGAACCCCCGGCTCCTTCGCCCGAAGAGGACGAACCGCAGCCCGTCACACCCCCGGCGCGAAGGAAGGCTCCGGACTTTCCGGCAATCGGACAGAGGGCGATGTTCGAACTCCCCGAGAGTTCACAGCGCGAAGGGAAGCCGAAGACAACGATAGGCGTTATTCTGACCATTCACAAAGAGGCATACAAGTCGATGGGGCAGGATATCGTTTACGCGAGACTTCAGGGACCTGATGCAGAAGGGACGACCTGCATATTCCACATCGATGTTAAGAAACTCACGCCCGTAAAATAATCACCCTGTTACCTGACAGGAAATCATAAATGCCCGGAATGGACGAAACCGAGAACGAATTCAGATATCGACTGAAAGAACCGGGAGGTTACGACCCGGATAGTTTTAGGTATAAAGAAATTACCGACGGTGTATCTTTCGTATTCGGTTGCCCGAAGGGGCATTTCAAGGACGGCAAATGCGATGTCGCAGTCGAACCGCAGGCGGTGAGGTTCGACAAAAAGAAATTCAACAAGAGCGACGCGCAGAAATGGATAGACGACCACAAGGACAAAGTCGGCTCACTTCAGGCGAGCACGGTCACCGCGTCTGCGAATGGAACAGGTCAATCGTTCCCTCTCACATGGAAGGCGTCGATTAAGGCGCAGGACATGAAGGATATCGGGACAGACCCGAGCCTCGCAATGGTCGCCAAGCATTTCCCACAGGCAAAAATTCTGGAACTCGAAGGCGTGGCAATCGACGATACGAAAAACGCGAATGGCTGGGCGGTCGACAAAGCGGAACTGGAAAACATCGCCGAGCAATTCAACTCGGGAAGGATACAGATGCGCGTCGACCATAGCAAAGAGGTCGGCAAAGTAATCGGTCGCATCATGTCGGCGAAGGTTGACGGCAACCGTGTGACATTCAACGCCCGGATAATTTCGAGCAATCCAGATATTCTTATCCCGATACTCTCGGGTGATGTCGACCATTCGAGCATTCAGGCAGACGCGAGGTTTACGAATTGTTCGCAGTGCGGACAGAGTATGTTACCCCTGAAAAAATGCAGGTGCAAAGGGTCGTATCCGATTATCGCCGGGTTAACTGTGAAAGAGCAAAGCGTTATCGCAGACCCGGCTTATGAAACCGCAGAATTCCGGGCAACCCCGGTCGGTTTCTGTGCGAGCGTAAATAACAAAGTCGCGGAGGTTGTAAGGATGACGGCAGAAGAGGAAGAGAAGAAAACCCAGGAAGAGAAGACGGCGGAAGAGAAGAAAGCCGCGAAGAAAGCGGAAGAGGAAAGGAAAGCCAAAAAGGCTCAGGAAGAGGAAGAGAAGGACGACGGGAAAGACGACGACGAAGAGGACCCGGAAGCCAAGAAGGCGAAGAAAGCCCTTTCCGAGATGAAAGCGGAAAACTCCGTACTCAAGGCGAAGATTGCCGAACTTGAGAAGACCAAGAAGGCAGGCAGGAGCGCCGCGAGAACGCAGGACGCGAACGGCAACCCGACGATAACGGTTGACGGTCAGGATGTCCGCCCGAACCCATCGCTTCTCGATGCGGGAACGCAGGACGTTTTCAGGATATTTGCGAGCAAGGGAATACTGCCGGTGCAGGTGCCCGAGCCGCAGATTATGCAGGAACTCCGGGCGCAGCAGGAAGCCCAGAATGCCCAGAACGGGCAGAAGTAAGAGGTCACAAGGACGGTGAATGAAGATGGCGGTAAAACCAATCGCAGAGGGGAACGAAGGAAACCTCGGGGTCATAAAAGTCCCGATAGGGCAGTTTTCGAGGTCGATGCCAGCGGCGGCGACCGTGAATGTCAAGCCCGGATATCTCTACAAGGATAACGGGAGCGGAGCACTCGTGCTCGCGGCGGCGGGAGATGGGCGCGGGGTCGTGGAAGGCACGCCCGAGTTCAATCTCGACAACAGCCTCGGGGCGGCTCCGACCGACAAGCAGGTCACGGTCGTAAGGAAGGGACCCGTAAGGCTAGTTGCGTCCGGAGCAATCACGGCGAAAGCCCTGATAATCGCGGACAACAACGGGAAAGTGCAGACGATAGGCAAAGGCACTTTCGACCTTGTGCTGGGGTCGGCAGTAACCGACGCGGTGAACGACGGGGATGCGATAGACGCATACCTCGAATAGACGAGGACAAAGGAGAGGATGAACTTGGTCGACACAGTAATTCAACCAATAGGCATCGGGGCTATCGGCGGGGGCTATGTCCCTACGAACCTGATGTATCCGGGACTGTCGCAACTCATCGTTCACACTGCGCTACCGGCGCAGGTGGCGAGGCAGTTGTTCCAGAACTACCCGGCAGGCGGAAAGCAGAGCGTGACAATACCCGTCGAGGACGGAAGCCCGACGGCGATTGCATCGAGGGTCGGCGAGGGTGATATGTTCCCTCTGGATGTGGCACCCGTCAATCCGAAGACCGTCACGGTCTACAAGATAGGCAGGGGTCATGTCATCACGAACGAAGAGGTCATGTTCCAGCAGATACCCATGATACAGCACAAGTTGATAAAACTCGGGCTGGTTCTGGGGAACACGATAGACACGGATTGCTGGACTGTCATCTCGGCGGGCGCGTATTCGGGGAATGACACGCCGGTAACGGGCAAGTCGCTCGGGACGAACGGGACGGAGTTCACGAAGGCGGGAACGATAGGGCAACTCGACCTCGTGACGGCGATAAAGAATGTCAGGACGCGGAACTACGAGCCGGACACGCTTGCTCTGAACCCGATAGGGTTCTCGCACATCTCATACCTGCCGATGTATTCCGGCGAATACCTCTACGGCAAGCCCGCCTACCAGATGGGCGAGCGCGGACAGATTGAGGGGCTTCGCGTGGTCATCTCGCAGAATGTCCCGGCAGGCAAAGCGTTCGTGGTCAACTCTGGGATAGCCCAGACACCGCTCGGACAGTATTCGCCGATGGGTTACTTCATCGAGGCGCTACCCATCACGACCATGACGAGAGAAGCACCCGAGAGGGACGGCTACGAGGTCTACGGCAAGTCGCTGTATGTGCCAATGGTCGCGCAGGGGAAGACAATCGCGAAGTTGACCTACTAAGAACACGCCCGAGAACGAGGGAATAACTTCCCTCGCCTTTCTTTTATTCCGGCTCTGTCGGGGAAGGGAACACAGGGAGTAGGGGATTGCACCATGCCGATTAGCGTATCCGTCGCGGAAATAGTCGCAGACTTGGGAGGGATGTATCACAATTCCCCCGATACTGACATCGTATACGGGCAAGAAATAACCGATGCGATGATAACAGCACAGATTAATTCAGCGATTACTTTTGTCAACATGGTTGCAGGAACGAGCCGAGTAAACACATTTTTAGCGTCGCCGGACAGTTATCAGCGCGACGTGCCGAAGCAGGCAGTAATAAAAATTGCAGGTCACAAAGTCTTAAACCGCATGATGGGCAATATCATGACCGCGGATTATTCCGTAACCATCGATGGCTTGAGCCTCAACAAATCCAATTTCCCCCAGATATTGCAGAACGCCATTGTGAACATCTATAACGAGGCTGTGCAGTATTTGGAAATGCTAAAGAGCGTCGTTTGGACGGTCGACCAAAAACAGACGAGCATGCAGAAAAGCGGTATCGAATTGATGAAGGACGCGGCTGGCGCGTATGGATACGCGGCACCCGACCCTTACGAGTAACGGAGGCATGGACATGGTAAAAAAAGAAATACCCGAGATAACGGTGACCGACGCGGGGGTGACGGTGATATCGCAGTTTGTCGATTGCGATTTCCCGATTAATTTCTGCGTTAAGAACACCGGAAGCAAGACCATTCGCCTTGCGGTCTATGGAGGATACGACGCGACCCCGGCGAACATGACGAAGGAACACGAAACCGACGGAAGCCCGGGGAACCCGGACTTAGCGGCGGGCGCGGCAATGAGCATGATATTGGAAAACCCGTATGACTACGCGCTCCTGACCGCGATATGCCCCGGTGCCGGTGAAACCTCGAAGGTCAAAGGCTACATCTTGTGGAAGGGTCATACATAAGGATGTGAGATTGTGCCGAAGGACAGGAAAGCACGGTCGCAAACCGAAGACCAACTGGAAAGTATCGAATATCAGGCAGAGGAAATCCACATATCAGCCGACCATATCGATATCGACCTTGTTGCGACCAATACCAAACTCGACACACTACACGCCGATAATGTAACCACCCAGGGCAAAATCGATACTGTGAATACCAATCTGGGAACACTCCACACAGACCTCGGGACAATCGACACCGATGTAAAAGCGGTCAACACGAAACAGACCGACGGAACGCAGAAATCACGAATACTCGACGGTAGCGGTAACGGAATAACATCGCACGATGAAGGTGCAGGGATAAGAAGCCTCGATGTAAAAATGACAAGCGGCTCCGCTACAATCGACGGCGCGGTGCAGGTAAAAGATGCATCTGGAAATCTGATAAACCCCGCGAAAGAGGACGGCAACCTTGCTTCAATCAAGGCGAAAACCGATAATCTCGATGTCGCTCTATCGACGAAAGCGAAGGATAGCACACTCACCGATGGGACGCAGAAATGCAAAACACTCGACGGCTCGGGAAATGCAATAACGAGCAAGGATGAAGGGTCGAGCGTCCGGTCGATAGATGCGAACATACGCTCTGGAACAGTCGGGCTTGCGACCGACACCGCCGTTAAAATAAAAGACAGTTCCGGAACTGTCATTAATCCGGCGAAGGAAGACGGCAATCTCGCAGACATCAAATCTCAACAGACATCAGGGTCACAGAAGACACAGATAACCGATGGCGCAACGACGCTGGCGATGACATTAAAGAATTCCGCGAAGGTCTCGCCGTTCGGCACATTGGGGCGCAAGGACGACAATCTTTCATGGGTGGCGACGGAAGGCAACGCAGCGAAAGGGAAGACAATCGATATGCTGACGAAGGCGGGACACATCGAGCAGGTTATCTTGATACGCTCTGCGACCGGGGGGACTTCACACACGCACATTAAGATTGAACTCTACTGCGCGACCGGAAAGACCCAGGACACGCTTGTTTATTCTTTCGAGATGGATATTCCTGCAGGAGCCGATGTGTCTATTATCAACGAGATAATGCTTCAGGCAATCCCGTTCTACAACATGGACGCGCCGCAGACAACCAATCTCTATGTCGTGCTCACTCCTTCAGGTGGCGACGCGACAACGACCGGGACTTACAAGTTCGCGTTTTTGTATCGCCCGGATTACATGACAGGTGAACTTTAAATGAAACTCCCGTTTTGGTCATTAACTCCGATAGTCCTGCCGAGCGGCGTTGTATTTCTTGACCCGACGGGAAATGTAATAATCCCCTATGGGAAAACAATGGACTTCGACGAAGTGCCGGGTCGAGCGAGGATAACAACTACGGGGTCATATATCGGACAGAGTTATTCATTCCAACTCGCTTGCGCGACGCGGTCATATCTACAACTGACGCAGTTCGGGGTCGGTGTAATAAACAATTTCGACGGTGGCGGTGTTAGCCTCGTCGGAGGCTCATCGGCATTTCATAATTGTTATTGGTGGTTCGACTACGACGGAAAACTCCGGCACGGCGGAATAGGCGGAATATTCCCGACGATAATCACCGACGATAATATCTTCAGACCGTTTTACATACAATTCCCCGCAACGAAAGCCCCGGTGAGTGCAGGCGATATCGGGATGGATGTCACGACCGGCAGGATACAGATGAAAGTCGGCGGTGGCGTTGTCAATGTAGCGCACACCGGCGAGATAGGACCCGGAACAGACGAGAAGGTAAAAATCGACAGTAACGATACCACTCCGAAACATCTTGCCGACAAACTTCTGGGAACCACGAACAGGATATCGAGAACGGTCAACAATTCACCCGGCGATGAAACGCTGTCGCTCGATTGTGGCAGTGATATTATCGACAAGACAACTGCCGGACAGGTTAACGGGATGACCTTAAAGGGTCTGCCTGTCAATAATGATATACTTCTGATTGAGGACAGCGCCGCGAGTTATGCAAAAAAGAAGATTACAATCGGGTCGCTCCCGAGTGGCGGAGGGGCTTCAGACCACAAAGTCATGGCAACGGACACCGACCCCGTTCCTGATTATTTACAAATACAGGGACACATAAACCAGAGTTGGTATGGCAAACTTATCGGTGACAGTAACAACATCACATTGGATATCGTTGCGAACCCGTCACCACCGTTATATCAGCAGGTGAGAATAGGAATAGGCTCCAATGTAATGAGCATCATGGTTGGAGCGCAGATATACAATTTATCGGCGAAAGCAAGTCCTGTCGATGCCGATGTGCTGCTCATCGAAAGTCAGGCGGACACATGGGCTAAGAAAAAAATCACATGGGCGCAAATCAAGGCGTTAATGACGGGCAAGATACTAATCGACGCGACGGACACCACCGCGGATTACATGACCGCAAAATTATTGGGAACGACGAACAGGATTACCAAGACGATTGAAAACTCTCCCGGCAATGAAGACATTAAACTCGATGTAGGCTCCGATATTCTGGATAAGACGACGTCGGGGCAACTTGCTTCTCTCACCGTGAAAGGCACACCTGTAAGTGCCGATATCCTGCTCATCGAGGACAGTGCGGCGAGCAACGCGAAAAAGAAAGCGACGGTTGGCAGTCTACCGTTTTTGACGGCGCTCGACGGGAAGGCGAAAGTATCGAATGTAGATACCACGCCCGATTATCTCGTGAGCAAGATACTCGGAACGACGAATAAAATCACGGTAACGAAAGAGAACCCGGCAGGGAACGAAGATTTAAAACTCGCCACCGGCACGGACATCATGGACAAAGCCGTTAGCGACCAATTAAGTGGACTGACCGAGAAGGTAACGCCGGTCGCCAACGATTTACTTCTGCTCGAAGATAGTGCGGCGTCTGGGGCAAAGAAAAAAGTCAAATGGTCAACACTACCCGGCTCCGGCTCCGGGACACCGATGGACTTAGGACAGACGAACGCGGCGGGACCCACGACCGCGACATCTTCATTCGTTGACATGATATCGCTCGCGTTCACTCCGCTTTACACCAAGAAATATAAAATATCGTGGTATTGCGAGGTAGCAACGAGCATAGACACCGACGGGGTCGAAGTCAGAATACGAGACGATACCGGCGGTGTTGATTATGCAGACAGCACCGAGAGGATGGCGAAGGCATCAGCCTACGCGCCTACGAGTGGTCATGTAATCGTTGCGCTGACGGCATCGGCGACGAAAACATGGAAATTATCATTTAAGCAGGTAACGGGTGGAACGGCTACATGCAAAAACGCATGGCTGACGATTGAGAGATGCGAGCCGTAACAATCGTTAAATAGGAAATCGTGACATATCGTTAATTGGTGTTGCATGGCAGACGAACCTAATCAGGGGAAAGTATTCGATTGGGCGAAGTTTAAAATTGCGATGGGGCTGTCAATCCTCGAAGCGTTCATAATAAGCATGATATTCATGCTGGGGCAGTTGGCGGTCGCGGGATTTCCACCCACACGACCCATGATATACGGCATAGTCATCGGAACACTGATTTATTTCTGCGCGTCGGTCTATTCGAGGATGAAGACACCAATCGAGACGATTATCGAAGAGTGCACCGACGATATCACAAAACCACCGAAGACGAGCGAGAAGGTCGTGCTCTCCGCTCCGGCAGAGCCGGTCGTGGTCGAGCAGACGACCCCGCCGTTGAAATTGGAAATAAAAATCAAGGGATGCCTGCGGTCTAAAATGATACGGGCGAAACCGCTGCTGTCCCTGTTCGCTTGGCTGTAGGATTGACCGCAGGGGGTGTAGGTAATAGCCCCCCTACCCGCAAGTGGCGGCAAGGTGGCTTTCCGTGCGTCTGGCGATGAATTAAAACGACCCAAGAGGGGGGAACAAACACGGTAACAGTAGACCCGGCAGATATATTCTGGGGGAAGGTTTACAGTAACTTCGGAAGCACGATTTACACGCACGGAATATCAGCGACCTACAAGTCGTGGATAGATGACGATGCGTATCTCGTGGACGATAACTTTGCCGTGCA